CGCGCAGGCGCTCGTTGGACTTGGACAGATCCTCGATCGAAGTGGAGAGCACCTGGCGCAGGCTATCGATCTTGCGCATGGATCAATCCCACAAGCTGACGGTTTCGAGGGTCTGCGCGGCGGCCGATGACGATGCCTCGGGCAGGGTGATGACGGTTCCGGCGGGCAGGCGCGGCCCTCGCGCGGCGAGGCCGGGATTGAGATCGAGCACCTGCTCGACCACGGTGCGGGTGTAGCCCAGCACGCGCCAGCAGACCTGGTCGACGGTTTCACCTTGGAGGGCGATGGCGGTGCGGGACCTGGTCACGCCTTCGGCTCATTCATAGTTCGGCGCTCTGGACGCATTAGTATCAGCGCCTGTAAATGGTGCAGCGAGCGGCGAAATTCAGACACGTCGTCTGGATGCTCCACCGGCAGGCTGACAAAAACGTTCCAAGCATTGACCAGATGGCCAATCACTTCGTGTTCGTTTGGCGTCATCGCGCCGATCTTCATATGAGCCTCACCCGGTTGCGGCCCACCGACTCGGCGCCGATCGAGCGGAGATCGGCCACGGCACCCAGCGCGATGCGGCGCGCCTCATCGGCCGAGGTGTTCTTTTCGATGGCGCGATCGAGGCCCTGATCGGTGGCGCTGATGTCGCGATAGGCCGCGTAGAGATCAGCCGCGGCGAAATAGGTAACGATCCGCTCCCACAGTTTGACCGCCACGTTGGCGCCGTTGAGCGTGTCGTTGGTCACATCTTCCAGTTGCGCAACTCCAGCGGTCGCCTTGGCGGTGCGCCAGGCGGCCAGCTCGCGGAAAGCGTGCAGCATCGCTCCTTCGATTGCCATGGTCAGGCGTTCGGTGCTGATCGTGCCATCGCCCAGGCGAACGGAACCGCGCACGGTGGCGAGTTGCACAGACGGGAACCAGCCATCGGCCACGACGTGCGCGCCATCGGGATCCAAAGGGGCGGCAGCGACTGCAATGACGCCGGTGGACATGGGACGGTTCCTTGAGGTTTTGGGGGGTGGGGATGGTTGGCTGGGCGTCACCGCAAAGCGGCTGCACAACCCGCCATCCGCCCCCCAGCGCCGTGGGCGATTGGTGGATCAGGTGGTGGCGGCCTGCTCGGCCATGGCTTTTTTCTGCCGCTCGAGCCGTTCGAGCTCCTTTCTCACGCCGATGTTGCGATCGAGCACCAAGGCGCGAGAGAGCGTTGTGAGGGCGGCCTCGATATAGGCGGCCTTGCCACCGGCGGGGGCATTGTCGGCGGCCGGATCGAATTCATCGGCCTTGCGCGCGAAGCTGCGGCCGATGGCCTTGTAGAGCTTGGCCATGACGGGATCGGGCATATCCGCACCGTTCACCAGTTCGAGCGTGCGGAGCAGCGCCTCGTGCGGGACGGCTTTGGCCTGGGCCAGGGCGATGCCGGCGATTTCCTCGGCCACGATGCAGGCAACCGTGCGGGTGAAGCCAGGCAGCACCAGGTGGAAGCGGATGGCGTGGGCAGCCAAGGCAAGGGCATAGTCGAAATCGCGATAGTCGATCGCCCAGAGCATGTTGGTGACCAGGATTTCGTCCTGGGCCGCCTTACCCTGATCCCCGGCCTCGAGAACGCCGTCGATCCACGCAGCGAAAGCGCCCGCGAATTCCTTCTTCTTGGGGATGCGCGCCTCGTGGCTGGCGATGTCCTTCAGAGCGCGCAGGTTGTCGTGGAGCAGCACGCGCAGGGCAGCGTATTCCTTGCCTTCGGGCGTGCTGGTGTCCGGCTCGGCCGGCGCCGTGCTTTCGGTGGACGGGGCGGCGCCGGCGCGGATGGCCTGCACCCGCTGCTTGTGGCGGCGGAAAGGGCTGCTCATGGGCTTGATCCTGTTGCGGGTGGTCCGCAGGGGCGCGTGGCCTCCCCTGCGGTGCGCTGGCTCCGGGGTGCCGCCGGCCACGGCAGGTCCCCCCATCGACGCCCTCGGTATTACGGGCGGTCGCCGAACGTGATGTTCTCGGCCATGACTGCGTGATCGGTGCTCTCGATCACGTAGCCTTCGTTGACCGAGTTGTAGTCGACCAGCGAAGCCATGTTTTCCGGCTCGTCCTTGATGTAGCGGCGGCGCGAACCTTCCTGATAGTAAAGCGAAAGGTTGCTGCTGTCGGGCACGCTGGGCTGGCCCAGCGGCGTGATCAGCATCGTGCCCTCGGGGAAGTAAGGCACGATCACCGCCGGGCGACCGCCGATCTGCTTGGCAGACATGACGATGTCGGTGACTACCTGGTCGCTGGTGGACTTACCGCCATCGATGGTGTCCGACAGGGGCCGGTTGATCATGGGGAAATACTTCTCGTCCACCAGATCCTGCGAAACGATCACGACGTGATCGGTCGATGCGCGTGCCCAGCTCGGCATGCCAGAGATCAGGTCATAGGCCAGCGCGTCGATGTTCTTGTAATCGCCGTCGGCGGTGCTGGCGTCCTTGCCGATGTAGATCGGCTTGGCGGAGCCGGTAGCGGTGGTGACACTGCCAGCAGTGACGGTGTTGCGGCCCATGACGTGATCGGCGCGTTCCAAGCGCAGCTTCTGCAGCCAACCGATGTTGACGTCTTCGCCCATGGGATTTTCGTCGGCATCGGTGTCGTCGGCCGCCGTGGTGCCGTGCCAACCCACCATGATGCGGCTTAGCGCCACCGAGATCGCGACTTGGCGCGAATAGCGATCGGCGAAGTCCGGGAAGCGCGACCAGTTGTCGATCAGTTCCCACGGGAGCCAGGTGTCGAACAGGGTGTCGTGCAGCTCCCACTTCCGATCCTGCAGCAAGCCGGCATACTTGGGCTGGCGGGGCAGATTGGGGCGGCTGCGGCGCGAGGCCACCATGTTCGCGGTGCCCAGGCCGATGACCTGACCCTTGAGATCGCGAACGCCGGGCACGTTGATGCGCTGCAGGAAGCCGACGTTCTCACGCTGGAGATCCTCAAGTCGCTGTTCGGACGAAGGCTCGAGCGAAAACTGCTTGGCCACGCCGCGCGGCGCGTTGTTGCGCTGCTGGATTGCGGCGAAAAGACCGTCCAGCGCCCGGCGGCCGCGATCGGAAAGATTGTAACCCATGTTTTTCAGGTCCTGTGGTGACGGGGTGCGGGGCGGCGGGTGACGGTTTAGAAGACGCCGGCGTAATTCGCGGCGCCGCCATCGGAGCGGGGCCGCGCGGTGTAGTTGTGGGCCGGGGTCTGTTCCTGGGTGGCTTCCAGCTGCTGCAGCTTCACGGCCAGGGCATCGCTATCGGCGCGGAATTCGTTACGCAGATCGGTGATGGCCTTGGAAAAGCTGGTGCCCATTTCTTCGAACAAGGGGCGCATCTGCCCGAAATCGAACGCCTGCACCTGGGCCGGATCGACAGGCGGGACGGCATCCTGCTTGGGCGGCGCCGGGGTAAACTTGGCGGCGAAGCGGTCGAGCACGCCGGACAGGCCAGCCAGGAAGCCGGCACCGGTCTCTCCCACGGTCTCGTCGGCGAATTCCAGCGCTGCTGCCTGCTCGGCCGAGACCGTGATGGTTCCGGGCAAAGCGCGATTGAACTGCAGGCGCTGGGTTGCGATCGAGGCGGGGCTGTCGGTGAGCGCGCAGCCCATGAGATAGGCGAAGCCCTTGCCCGCGAAATTGGGTTCGATTTCGATCGAGGGATAGACCTTTTGGCTGGCATCGTTGAGTTTCTTGGCGTCGGGTGTGACGTCGAAGACGCCATAAAGCGCCTTTCGCTGCTCGATCTTGCCGTTGAAATCGACGTCGACCATACCCGTTGAAAGTTCGAGCACGTCGCCATAGGCCCGAAACGGACCATCGCCGCTAATCCCCCGGATATGTTCGATGTTAACACGCGCCCCATAGGTCTTGGGATTGTAGCTCGAAGCCATCTCCTCGATCATCTTGTCATCGATGGTGCGGCCATCGACAGTCGAGCCGGCGGTGGCGAGCAGGAAGGACTTGGTCTTCATCGGGTGCTCCTGGGCGGTCCTGTTGGCCGGGCCTGTTGCGGCGACCCGTGTGCTGTTGCCCTTGAGCCAGCCCCGTGCCGCAACGGCAACGCGGGCGCGCGGTAGAGCGCGCCTCTACCCAGCCAGCAGGGCGACAGGGACGCCGTTTCGGGGTGCATGGCTGTGGCCATGCATCCGACCAGCCCCCCCGACCCGGACGACGACGCCCCGGCCATCAGCCGGCAGGTAGCGCGCGCCCAGCGCAGGCAGGCGCGCTCGCTCTATCATCGCGGGTGGCAGCTGACGCAGATCGCGGCCGAGCTGGGCATGAAGTATGGAACCCTCGCGGCGTGGAAAAGTCGCGACGGGTGGGACGAGGACGCGACGATCGCGGTGGTCGAGGACCGGCTCGAGGCGCGGATTGCCACCCTGCTCGACAAAGACCCATTCACCGAAGGCGACATGAAGCGGGTGGACTTCATGATGCGCCAGCTCGAGCGCGCCGCGCGGATCCGCAAATTCGACAAGACCGGGCGCGAGGGCGACCTCAACCCCAAGATCGAGAAGCGCAACAACGAGGAGGCCAAGGCCAAGCGCGCGGACAAGCGCAAGAATTTCCTGTCGCGCGAGCAGTGGCAGGC